ACCGTCTGCCTTGGTACGCATCGCAGACGTTTCACCGGCAGCGTGAGCATGAATCGTGGGCAGACTGCGTGAAGCGGCTGCACCTGAACAAGATGAAGGAGGCGGCTTGATCCGTCTGTTCCACGGTTTCGACCCTCGGGAAGAAGTCGGCACGCACACCTTTTGTAGCAGCGTGATTCACCACGCATCGCAGCCGGTGGCAATGATCCCGCTGCATCTGCCGATGCTGCCGCAGTACAAGGGTGGGCAGCGGGACGGCACAAACGCATTCATCTATAGCCGGTTCCTGATCCCGCATCTGTGTGGCTATGACGGGTTTGCCATCTTTGCCGATGGTGCCGACATGATCTGCCGGGCTGACATCGCGGAACTTTGGGCGCTGCGTCATCCGTCGCTGGCCGTGCAAGTTGTCAAGCACGACTACAAGACGAAGCACCCGCGCAAGTACCTCGGGACCGAGATGGAAGCGGCCAACGAGGACTATCCGCGCAAGAACTGGTCTAGCCTGATGCTCATCAACTGCGCGCACGTTGACTGGCGAAGGATCACGCCAGAGGCTGTCGCAAAGATGAGCGGTGCCGAGTTGCACCGCTTCTCGTTTGTGGAGCCGCACTTTGTGGGCTCGCTGCCGGTTGAGTGGAACTGGCTGTGCGATGAGGCTGGCGAGAACCCGGAAGCGAAGTTGTGCCACTGGACCGCAGGCATTCCGGCCTGGCCGGCTTACCGTGATGCGCCGATGGCCGACGAGTGGGCAGCGGCACGATTGAAGGTGACGCATGCTTCTCTCTGAAGCCTACAGAGCCGAACAGGCCCGGTTGCACTCAATGGGCAACTACGGCACCGCTTCGCTGCAGTACGGGCAGATGGTGTCGCAGATGGTCGAGAAGTCAGGCGCAAAGACGCTGCTGGACTACGGCTGCGGCTCCATGCGCAACCTAGCCAAGGTGCTGGACTGCGATGTGGTCTATGAGGGGTATGACCCCGCTGTGCCTGCTTTTGCTGCCGATCCTGATGCCGCTGATCTGGTGGTGTGCATTGACGTTCTAGAGCACATCGAACCGGATTGCTTGGATGCCGTGTTGGATCACATCAAGGCCAAAAGCCTTGCGCATGTGTTCCTGACGATCCACACCGGCCCGGCTGTAAAGACTCTTTCCGATGGGCGCAATGCCCACCTGATCCAGCAGCCGCCTTCGTGGTGGTTGCCCAAGCTGATGCAGCGGTGGTCGCTGCTTCAATTCCAAGCCAACAAGCAAGGTTTCTGGGTGGTGATGAATGGCAATTAGCACCTATGCCGAGTTGCAGACGGCTGTGGCCGCTTGGCTGGACCGAACGGACCTGACTTCCAAGCTGCCCGACTTCGTGCGCCTGGCCGAAGTGGACATCCGCACCGACCTTCGCTGTCAAGCGATGGAGCAGTACGCAAGCGGCACTTTGACGGGCGAAACGCTGGCGCATCCCACTCGCTACCTTGAGGCGCGGCGCTTGACTGTGGGCGGGGTGAACTATCGCTATGTGTCCCCCGAGGTCTATGCGGCGGCGGTTGACGCGAACTCGACGCAGACGCTGTTCACTGCCATCGGGCAAACCTTCTACATCCTCGGCGGAACGAACGGGGACGCTTACACGCTGATCTATTACGCGGCGTTCGAGGCGTTCAGCGCAGACGGCGACACCAATTGGCTGCTGACGAACTATCCGAATGTCTATCTGTGGGGCGCCTGTCGTCAGGGCGGCCTCTACCTTGAAGACGACGGGAAGATTGGCAAGTTCACCACGCTGTACCAAGACGCACTTGGCCGGCTGTCGTCGCGTGAGCGGCAATCCGCAGTTTCAGGTGGCCCGCTGTCCATGCGCACCACCGTGACGGAGTAATCAATGGCGAATCTCTTGACGCTGGCCGCTGGTTCGTCAATCACGTTGACCGTTACCGATCAGCAAAGCATCGTTCTGAACAACGGGCGCAGCGATGTTGCCCGCTTGCAGATCGCAACCGGCCCGGGCGCTGGGCGCGTGGTGACGGCTTTCCACAACGGGCGGCGGGAATATGGCCCGTTTGGTGCTGGCACGATCACCATTTCAGCGGTGTCGGGCGAGCTTCGGTACGAGTTGAGCGGCGACACGGTTTCACCGCTGGATGACGACGGGCAACCGCTGACACCAACCGAGAACCAGTCAGTCCGAGCCTTGGTGTCAACACCTTGGAATCTGCTGCCGGCCCTGGTTCTGGGCGGCGATCACCCCTATGCGCAATGGGTTGGGGGCATGGGACCGGCCTATCGTGACGCCGGGCTGAAGACGTTCTGCGCGATCTGCACCGACACCAGCCAAGGCGGAACGACTTCGCCAACCGGAACGGGTGAAATGGCATCGTGGCCCCAGGTCGCCAGCCTGCCGTCTTTTGGCGTTGAAATCGTCAGCCACGGATCGCGCCACATCCAATCGTGGAGCCGCATCAACACCGGCATGCGTATCCGCTACACCGGCGCTGCTGGTGCGCCCACTGTGGCGATCAGCAGCAGCGCGCTGACGCTGACCGGCAACGGTGGTGCCGAGAATGCCGCGCTCGCCTTCAGCACCTACACCACCCTGGCCGCGCTGGCGGCGCAGATCAACGTGCAGGGCGGTGGCGTCTGGACCGCGACGCTTGCCGACGAACTGACCGGCCTGGAGCAGTCCGGCAACCTGCTGGTAGTGTCGGCGCGCAACGTGACTGCCACGGCAAACCAGCAGTTTGCGGCAGGAGGCGGCATCGTGCTGCGCTACATCGGCCGGGGGTATGCCCAGGTCTATGCGGCGCGCAACAGCAGCAACCGGCTTGAGGTGTACTGCGATGGCGTGCGCCGCTTGAATATTGACCTGACGGTATCCACCACGCTGTCGGCTGTGGTCACAGCAGTCAATGCGGGCGGCATCACCGGCCTGACCGCTGCACTGAGCGACAACCGAAAGACCGAAACGGCGACCTTTCAATCCTATGTGGTGGGCGATGAATCCTCGCTGAACCTCAAGGTGCAACAGTCTGAGATTCAGGCCAAGCGCACCAGTTTTGACGCCGGCTTGCCGCGCTGGTACATGATCGAACGGCAACTTGTGCGCAGCCGTGAGACTGCCGCAGCCAACAATCTGACGCTGACCCACTTTGCCCAGCCCGGCGACGACTTCCACCAATACCTAAGCGATCACATCGGCTACGAGTCGTTCCGGGGCAATCCTGATGTGCGATTCATCGCGCCCTATCAGACGCTGATGGCTGCGGGCGACCAACGGTTTGCCATCATGCAGACCACGGCAGACAACAGCGCGGTGGGCTGGAACTTGGCTCGCTATAGGGCGTGCATCGACGCTCTGTGCGACTCGCCAGGGTTCTTGGTGTCGCTGAACACGCACAAGGTGATCCCTGACGGCAGCAGCGGCGGGCGCTACAGCTTCCCGAACGGTGACGCTTACGGAGAGATGACCGAGGCAGACTTTGTGCCCGCTGTGGCCTATGCCGGCAGCAAGGTTGCATCGGGGGCTTTGCTGAACCTGGGGCCTTCGGAGATGTACCGGCGCCGGGCTTCATGCGTGATGCCAAAGAATCTGGTGTTCAACAGCAAATTCAAGAATGACGGCACCACGCTGCTGAATCAGACAGATGCCGGCTTCAAGGTTCCCGGTTGGTATCTGGTGACCTCCGGCAGCGTTTTCAGCGCAGTCAGCGTGGCGAATGACGCCCTTGTCTGCACGACAACATCCAGCACCGCGACCATCTTTGCGCAGCAAGAGCTGATTCTGCAACCGGGCAAGACATACCTGCTTTCTTGCACCGTCGAGTTCACTGCCTACACCAGCGGCAATGGCGTTGTGCTGGCTTTGCAATCGCCGCGGGGGCAGGTGCCGGCTTTTGTTGGTGCCGACACCAACGCCACATATCTCGGGCAGCGCCAAGTGGGCGCGGCTGGCAACGGAACCCGGCTGCAGCGGGCCGACTTGGTAGTGACGATTCCGACCACATCCAGCGTCAGTCTGCCCAGAGCCATCAGCAACGCTGGCCCGTTCAACCTGGGGAGCAGCCCGGCGCAGATCAGGCTGAACATCGACGCCAGGCTGCAGCTTGAGTTCAACGTGGCTGGCGTTACCCCGACGGCCACAACCGCAGATGAGGTGGCGGCTGCGATCAATGCCGCAGTGGCTGCGTCGTCTTCGTACCCTGCCGAGTACCGCAACTGTGCCCGCGTTGTCGCTGGCAAGGTGGTGGTGCAAGGTCCGTATGCGTCCATCGAGGAACGGTACGACAGCGGCTATGGCGTGCAGATTGACAGCGGCACCACCAACAGCGCAACCACGACAGTGTTTGGCAACAGCGTGGTGCGCGCCCCTGGATTTATCCAGCAGCCCACAGATTCCACGCAGTGGCCCTGGCTGCTGACCCTTCAATCCAACGTGATCGGGTCGTACTCGATCAGCGCCCCCACCGTCATGGAGTTGGCTGGAGCATGAAAATCACCGACCTGACTTTTGCTGACCAGGGCTGCTGCGGCGAACACAAGCGCGCCCAAGTAGATATGCCTGACGGCCGCACGCTGCACATCTTCAACCACGGCGAGGCCGGCTATCGCGTGGTGCAGATGCAGGGCGGCATGGTGTGCGCACCCATCCAGGCCGGGCTGGACGCGGCGGCCGTTGAGTCGCTGCTGCCCTGATCCCAGCCTCTGCCGGTAATGACACCCCTTCTCGGCTTCCTCCCAGACGTTGACGATGCAACGCCAGGCGCGATCCTGGCCGCGCAGAACATCGTCCCAGCGTCAAACGGCATTGCTGGTGCGCCGACGGCTATCTCGGTCGCTGGGGTGCCTGTTCTCGCCGCTGAATGCCGAAACGCTGCGGTGGCTACGAAGCTGGACGGCACCCGCAGAATCTTTGCCGGCACTGCTGCGAACCTGTACGAACTGGACGCGGGTTCGTGGGTGTCGCGTGCTTCAGGTTTCACGCTCTCAACAGACACCCGCTGGGACTTTGCGCAGTTCGGTGATTCAACCCTAGCCGCCGCTGCTGGTGAGCCAATCCAGCGAAGCACTAGCACCACGTTTAGCGCCATCTCTGGTGCGCCAGAAGCAATGGCAATTGAGGTAGCCTCTGGCTTCGTCATGGCGGTGAACACCGATGCCGGCTCTGATGTGTGGCATTGCTCTGCCCTGCTGGATGAGACTGACTGGACACCTGCCCTGTCCACGCAGTCAGCCACTGGCCGGCTTGTGTCCACACCGGGGGCAATCACTGCTGCCAAAGCATTCGGTGAGCAGATCGCGGTTTACAAGGATCGCTCCATCTACCTCGGGCGCTATGTCGGTTCTCCTGCGGTGTGGGAGTTCGATCTAGTTCCTGGCGATGTTGGCTGTGTCGGTCTGGATGCTGTGACCGATCTGGGCGGGCTGGGCCATGCCTTCATCGGTCGAAGCGACATCATGCTGTTCGACGGCACCAGGCCGGTGAGCATCGCCGAGGGTGCGATTCGGCAGTGGTTCTACAACGATGTAAACCCTGCGCTGATATACAAGTGCGTGGTGCTGCACGACAAGCAGAACTCGGTTGTTTGGTTCTTTTACCCGTCTGTTGGCTCAACCGTCTGCGACAAGGCGCTGGTCTATCACATGGGCACCAAGCAATGGGGCACGGTGACGCAGACCATTGAATGCGCCTTGAACTACGTTTCAGCCGGTGCAACGATTGGCACTGTCGGCGGGAACATCGAAGACATGCCCGATGTCAGCATCGGGTCGCAATACTGGCTTGCTGGTGGCCGGATGATGACGGTGTTTACCTCCGCGCATCAACTCTCAACGCTGAACGGCATCAGCGGAGCCAGCTCCATGACGCTGTTTGATGTCGGTGATGACCAGATCGTCAGCCGGCTCTCAAGGTTGCGCGTGGGTTACCAGCTTGCGCCCACGTCTGCCACTGTCTCGGGGCTGGTTCGCATGTCTCGGGGCGAAGGCGGAGTCAATGGCGGATCGGGCATCTACGCAAACGGAAAGTTTGACCTTCGGCAATCGGGGCGTTTTCATCGTCTGACGGTTGACGCCGTTGGATCGTGGGTTGCTGCGGTGGTTGACTTCGACTTCCTCAAGGCTGGCAACCGATGAAGAAGCTAGGCCAGATCAGCCTGCCGCAAGACCACCCGCAGGACTACCACCGCAGGCTGTCGGTGATGCTGTACCAGTACCTGCGGGACATGACGCAGCAGATCAACGAACTGATTGACGCATCGGCAACGTCTGGGGGTTCTGGCGCCACATGGACGGAAGCCGAGGTGGATTTCGGTTCGTCACCTGTCTACACAGCAACCTTCACGATCACTGACGCCAGCATCACATCGCTTTCAAAGGTGCAGGTTTTGCCTTGTGGCAAGGCTGCAACCGGGCGCACTGCTGATGACTGGTCGTGGGATGGCGCCACGTTTGCAGCCAACCCCGGCAGCGGCTCTGCAACTTGCTATGCCGTGTTCACGCCCGGCCCCATCGTTGGGCGGCGCAAAGTTCAATATTCGATTGGGGCTTAAATGGCAGTCATTGACAGCGGCAGCAACACAGCAGGCAAGGCGAACGTCAGTTCGAACTACGAACTAGAGGTTCACACGCCGACGACAGAGGAGAACGCCGGCTTCGTGCAGATTTCCAGTGAGGTCGATTCCGGCGATGTGCTGGGCACTCGGACTGTGCGGGCGCTTGAAGTGACCGGGGCCTATCGCCTGCGTGCGGGCGTCGATCAGAGTGCGTTTCAGTTGTCGTTTGAGGGCACCAACATTGCCCGGGATCGCATTCAGCAGAACGACACCACAGCAACCTCGGCGCAGGCTTCGGGGTTCTTGACGCTCAACAGCGGCAGCAGCACCACATCGGGGCAAGGCTCCAACGTCCGCACCTATCGGACGTTCCCCTTGTTCGGTGGTTACTCGACGTTCGGTGACATCTGGGCGCGTGTGGTCAACCCAACGGCCACCAATGCGGTGACAGAGTTCGGCTTCGGGTATGTCTCCGGGGTCACGGCGCAAGTATCGGACGGCTTGTTCTTCCGCGTAATTAGCGGCGGGACGCTGCGGTGCGTCATGACCTACGGCGGCACTGATACGACGGTTGTTGATGTCACCACGACAAACATCCCACCGCGAGATGGGGTTGGCTCGTTCGACCTTGCCGAGGTCAACCACTACATCATTGACGTTGACTGCGACACGGTGCAGTTCTGGATCAACGACACGATGGTTGCCAAGATCAAGACTGTGGGCAACCAGGGCGGGCCGACTTCTTCAATGGCTCAACCGCTGTTCGCTCGGACGTACAACAGCGGCACCGCGTCTCTTGCTCGGCAGCTTAGCATCGGCTTCCTCGGCTGCACGCTAGCGGACGGTTTTGCTGGGCGGTCTTGGTCGCATGCGCTGTGTGGCATGGGCGGCGGGGCGTATCAGATCCAGCCTGGCACGGCTTCCGGCCCCACGGTGACCCGTGGCGCTGCTGGCACTGGCTGGCCGACATCGGCAACGGCTCAGACCGCCCCGACGTACACCGCAACGACTGCGCCCGCCACTAACTCGCTGGGCGGCTACTTCATCACTGCGGCTGTCTCCACGCTGACGGACAACGCCGACTATCCAATCTTCAGCTACCTCAATCCTGCTGGCACGGCAACGCTCCCCGGCAAGACTCTCTACATCACTGGGTTTCGGCTGAGTGAGTTGATCGCCATTGCTGCGGCTTCGACCAACACCAGCATCATGATGTTTGCGGTCGGCATCGGCTCGACCAGTTCGGCAACGACTGCGACTGAAGGCGCGGCGATTGTTGCGGCCCGACTCACCCCGATTGGACAAGTCTTCTGGCCTGCTGCTACGGCAATCGGTGACACCAAAGGCGGGTGGACGCTGGACTTCTCAGAGGCCCCGCTGGTGTCTGCTCCGGGCACTTATGTGCAACTCATCATGCGCCATACGGGCACGGTGACGAGCAACACGTTGCAAGTGCGCGGCGCTGCCGCTTTCCTTGGCTATTGCGAGTAAATCATGGCAGACATCACCACCACCAGCACTAGCGCAATGCCCGCGTGGGCTCAACCCTACGCGCAGGGCTACCTTCAGCGTGCCCAGCAGGTTGCCGACAGCCCGTATCAAGCGTTTACGGGGCAGCGTGTGGCCGACATGGCGCCGTGGCAGAACCAAGCCTATCAAGCGCAGGCACAGCGGGCGATGAGTGGTTCTCCGGTGATGAATCAGGCCAATGCCGGCCTAACGAACATGATGCAGGGCGGCGGGACTGCGGCGCAGAACGCTTATGGGCCTGTGCAGGCCGCTGCCAATCCCTACGGGTACGCGCAGACCGTCAGCAACCAGTACGGGCCGGTTCAAGCGCAGGCCAACCCCTACGCGGGGTCGAATCCGTACCTGCAGCAGTCCATTGATTCAACGCTGGGCGATGTCGCACGCAACTGGAACAACGTCCAGAAGCCGCAGTGGGACACATCCATGCAGCGTTCTGGATCGTTCGGGAACAGCGGCATTGCCCAAGCAAACCAGATGGCGCAAAGCGACATGCAGCGCAACATGGGCAACATCGCATCGGGCATGCGGATGCAGGACTACACCCAGCAGCAGCAGTTGGGCGAGGCGGCGGCAAACCGCAACCTGCAAGCGGGGCAGTTCAACGCATCGATGGGTGACGCTGCTGCTGCCCGGGCTTCGCAGATGAACCAGTTCAACGCCGGTTTGGGGGAGTCTGCCGCTGCACGCGCAATGCAGGCCGGCCAGTTCAACGCGCAGATGGGCGAGAACTACGCGGGGCGGCAAGACAGCATGTTCAACCAAGGGCAGGGGCGGGCGCTCTCGGCTCTTGGCATGGCGCCTGCCTTTGCTCAACAGGATTACACCGACATCAACCAGTTGCAGCAGGCCGGCGCGGCGTATCAAGGCCAGAACCAGCGGTTGCTTGACAACCAATACATGCAATTCTTGGAATCGCGGAACTTCCCGCGTGAGCAACTGGACGTGATGGGCAACGCTCTTGGCCGTTCCTACGGGCAGACAAACACCACCACGCAGCCCGGGGCCTCTACTGGCTCCCAGATCGTCGGCGGTGCCTTGACTGGCGCTGGCCTTTACAACCTGCTGCTCGGGGGCAAGTGATGGCAACAGGCAAGGCTGCACTGTCCAAGATGAGCGCATCAGCCCGGGCGCGTGCTTTGGCCGCGATGGCAAGCGATGCAGACTCTGGGGCCGATGAGGCGCCGCAGAAGACGATTCAGCCTGTCGCTTCTGGACTGCTGGCGCCGTCTGTTGCCACGCCTGGCAGCACTTGGCAAGACTTTGCGGGCACCTATGGCGACATGGGCGGCATCGGCGCACTGTCAGGCGTCCACAATTCCAAGCTGTTCGACACCATGACGAATCAGATTGCCAAGGCAATCGGGTTCACTGGCAACAGGTCAACGCCCGGCAGCTATCAGTTTGAGAACTCCAACGAGGGCGGGACGTTCATGGACACCGCGCAAGGTGTTCAAGCATCGCCAGAGTTCTTGCAAGCCTTGGAGAACTACCGCTTTTCGCAAAGCCCGACCGAGCAATTCAAAGGCGCAATCACAGACACTGCCGGGCAGTCGGTCGGGAGCTTCACCACTGGGAACAAAGACACCGGCTTTGACAAGTTCGCTAACGTGGCAATCCCTCTGGCGCTGGCTGCGCTGGGCGGGGCAGCTTTCGGCGGCTACATCCCGGGCGCTGAGATTGGCGCGGCTGGTGGTGGCGCTGCAAGTGGCGCGGCAGCGGCTGGTGCGGCTGACATTGGCGCGCTAGGGCTTGCGGAGGGCGTGTACGGCGCTGGCGGTGCGCTTGGTGCTGGTGTCGCTCCTGGCACTGTCGGTGGCCTTGCAGGCTCAACGGCGGCTTTCGGCGGGCTTGGCAGTGTGCTGCCTGCTGGCGTCGGCTATGGCGCAGCCGGTGCGGGTGCGTTGGCTGGTGCTGCGGAACTTGCCTCAGAGTTGGCGCCGTCTTTTGACTTCGGCGCGATTGGACAGCCGCAGTTCACACCTAGCCTGAGCGGCGGGATTGAACCGTTCGTCCAACAATTGCCCACCATCGGCGCAGAGACAACCGCTTTCGGTGGCCTGCCTGAGTTGTCCACGCTTGCTGCTGGTGCGCCTGTTGAGACTGCGTTCGGATCGTTCGGCGCTGGCCTGCTGACTCCTGAAGTTGCCGCGACTGTCGCAGCCACGCAGCCGACGTTCAACCCTGAAGTCTTGCAAACGCAGAACCCGTTTGGCGGCGGGCTTGGCCCGGTTGCTGAATCGGTGCCGTCAATCGCTGCTGAGACAACGGCATTTGGCAACCTGCCTGAGTTGAGCGCATTGGCTGCTGGTTCGCCGGTTACGACGCCCTTTGGCTCGCTTGGCTTGCCTGCCGCGCAGCCGGCAACCAGCGTGCTTGGCACCGTCAAAGACACCATCGGCAGTGCCGCGCAGTGGATGAAGGACAACCCCGTATTGGGGCGGCTCATCATGTCCGGCGCGACTGGCCTGCTGTCTGGCGCTGGTGGCGGTTCACCCAGCACGCCACAGACACCCAGCGGCCCGCCTGTGCAGTGGAACAGCAACTTGCAGCAGGGTCTTCTGTCTCCGGTGCAACAGTACGCACCACCGGCAGTGCAGCAGAACCGGCCCGCTGGACTTCTCGCGCAGGGTTACGCGAACGATGGCGCTTGGCGCTACCTGAAAGGCTGAACATGGGCTTGCTTGATTCGATGGACGATCCGCGCACGATGGGCCTTCTGAGCCTCGGCATGGGGCTTCTGAACTCACGCGGCAACTTCGGCCAGGCTCTCGGGCAGGCTGGCCCGCAGGCGCTGCAAGCGGTGCGTCAGGTGCAGGAAGACCGGCAGAAGAAAGCGCAGCAGGAGCAGATGCAGAAAATGCAGGCGCTTCAGATGCAGCAGGCGCAGATGCAAATCGCGCAGATGCAGGCAGCGCAGCAAAAGCAGACGCAAGCCGACAACATGCGCGGCGGCTTCTTGAACAGCATCGATCCCAGCGCGGGGCCTGCGATGGAGTTCAACCCTGCCGCAGCGATGCGTGCGGGCCTGAGTGCGCCCGAGATTGAAACGCTGTCACCGCAGGCCAGGAAGCCGCTGATTGTCGGCAATACCGTGCTTGACCCGCAGACGTTCAAGCCGCTGTATCAAGAGCCGCAGAAGCCCGAGAAAGACCCGGAAGCCATCCGCGTTCTGAAGATGATCCACGGCGACAACACGCCTGCATTCGTCGCTGCAATGGCTGACTACGGGCGAAAGATGACCACGCATCAACCCGGCACAAGCGTGATCGTCCCGCCCGACAATCTTGGGCTGAAGCCGAAAGATCGCTTTGAGATGGAAGGCCGGCTGTTCGATGACTTCAAGGGAGTCACGAAGCTGGATACGTTGGTGCTTGACGCAACACGCAAGATCAAGACGGCTCTGGCACAGCCCGGGGCGATGAAGGACCAAGCCGCCATCTATTCAATGGCGAAGATGCTGGACCCGGAGGGCGCCGTGCGCGAGGCTGACTATGCGGCCATCTCAAACACTGCCGGCCTGCTTGATCGCATGAAGGGTTACCTGAACAGGCTTGCCACAGGCGAGCAACTGAGCGAAACCCAGCGCAATGAAATGCTCGGGATGATGTCTGCTTTTGAAGGCGTGGCAACTCGTCGCATTGGCTCGGCAAAGGCTGACTTTTCAACTCGCGCCAAGCGCTACAACCTAGACCCGGATTCGGTGTTTAGCGGAAGCGTCAACACGGACCCCCAGAAGCCGGCGGCAGGCGCACCAAAGCCAACGAAGCGATGGAACCCGGCAACCGGCACGTTTGAGCCTGTGGGGGGCTGACATGGCGCAATACATCGAAGCCTACGGGCAAACGCTTGAGTTCCCCGATGGGATGTCTGAAGCCGACATTGCAAAGGCGCTGAAGAAGAACGCCCTTTCACTTAGCCCCTCGTATCAGCGCGGGCGCGACATGAACAAGAGCGTTGGCGGTGCTGCGCTGCAAGGCTTGGCGTCTGTTGCTCAAGGCCCAACCTTTGGCTTCGCTGATGAAATCGGCGGGGCTGTTGGTGGCGCTGTTTCCATGCTCAAGGGTGATGGGTTCGGCGCAGGTTACCGAGACACCCGGGACATGCTGCGCGGTGCTGCTGACAAGCAGGCAGAAGAAAACCCCGTCACTACGGCATTGACTCGCGGGGCGGCGTCGCTGCCTCTGGCTGTCCGCGCTCCGCAAGCCATTGGTGCAGGTATTCAGCGGATGGCCCCACAGGCAGCGGCAGCGTTCCGCGCTTCTCCGAATGGTGCGGCATTGGTGGCTAACTTGCAGCGCAATCATCCGCTGCTTAGTGGGCTGGCGGCTGCTTCTGGTTTTGGTGTTGCGTCTGGTGCGGTTGAGGGCTTTGGCTCATCCAAAGCAGACAGCCCCGAGGGCATGGGCGGCGATGCGCTGAAGTCTGCCGCGATTGGTGCCGCTGCGCCTTTGCTGCTAATGCCCGCGCTTCGTGGTGCCGGGGCTGTGGCAGAAAACGTGGCGGCGCGCTTCAGCGACTCGCAAGCTACGCGCATGGCAAAGGAGAAAGTGGCGGAAGCGTTCTTGCGCGACACCCGAGGGAACGCAATCACGAACCCAATCCCGCAAGCATCGGCGCGGCTTGGCAAGTTGGGGCCGGAAGCATCCGTGGCCGACTCTGGCGGCACATCAGTGCGGGCGCTACTTGACACGCTGGCAACCCTGCCGGGGCAGACAAAGGACGCAACAGAGCGACTGATTCATTCGCGCCAGGCATCTCGGGCTGATCGGCTAATCGGCGCTGCCGATGATGCGCTTGGATCGCAAGGGCAGCGGCTGCGATCAACCGTCAGCCGGCTGATTGAGGAACGCGAACAAGCCGCAGGCCCGCTTTACACGAATCTGCGGAAGATCACGGTCCCTGCGGCGCCCGAACTGGATGCGCTGATTGATGCGGCTCGGGAGTTGGGTGCCACTAAGCTAGGGCGCGAGATTGCCGGCGCAAAGCTGCGGCCCTATTCGCTTGACCAAGCGGCGCCATCCGCAGGGATGAATTCAACGCTGATGAACAGTCGCCCGGCGCAACAGGGCTACTCCATGAGCGACCTGGACTTTCTGAAGCAAGCGCTGGACACGATCTACACCAAGCGAGGCATCAACGCTGCAACTGGAGAAGCAAACCCGCTGGGTAACGCGATCTGGGAGCTTCGGACAAAGCTTGTGCAGCGGTTGGACGCGGACACCAATGGCGCCTATGCCGTTGCGCGCTCTGCGTTTGCTGGGCCGTCTGCAATCATTGATGCGGCCAATGTCGGGCGCAAGGCGATGACGCAGGACGGTGACGCAATCCGGGGCTTGACTGAGGGCATGGGCGCGTCAGAGCTTGACGGGTTCCGCGTCGGAGCGTTTGAGGCACTGCGCGCCAAACTTGGGCGAGAGGCTGGGCAGACGGAAATCATCAAGATGTGGAAAGAGCCAGCCACACGGGAAAAGCTGCAAGCCATGTTTCCCGATGAACGGGCATTCCGTCAGTTCGCTTCCCGCGTTGCCGCAGAGGGTCGCCTAAAAGCGCTTGAAAGCGTCGGCAGGGGTTCGCAGACGGCGGCGCGACAGTACGGGGCTGGCGACCTTGATGCACCAGCAATCCGGCAGTTTGGTGCTGCTGCTGTTGACGCCAAGACCGGCAACTTCCCGGGCTTGATGGACAAGGCGGCGTCATCGTGGAACAGGGTTGCTACTCCTGAGCCTGTGCGCGATGCGATGGGAAGGATTCTGCTTTCTCGCGGAGACGATGCGCAAGCCGGCTTGCTGTCCGTCCAGCAGATCGCAGAGGAAGTTGCAACCAATCGAAGGCGCCAAGCTGGCGCGCTGGGCTTGCTCGGCGGCTTGTTCTAAAAGCCACTCACTACCCACCCCACAGCCCGCACACGCGGGCTTTTTCATTGAGGCACGCACATGGCCGTACCCAGCACCTTTGCCGATCTGTCCGCAACGCCTGCAAGCAATAGCGGGCTGATCGCTGATTCGTCGGCGGTCAATGTGATTGACGACCACTTCCGCACGGTCTATGCGTTCATCGCTTCGATCTATGCCAACTCAGGCAACGGCTGGACTTCGCCGTTCCTGACTGCTGCAAATCCATCCTACACCGGGACTCTGACGGGCGGCACGGGGGTGCTTAACCTTGGCAGCGGACAGATTTACAAGGACAGCAGCGGCAATGTCGGCATGGGGACCACTTCCCCGGCTGGGCGGCTGCATGTCAAGACCTCATCGACCACCATCCCGGCTGTCTTGGACACCAGCGCAGACACCGCGCCTTCGTACACCCAGCACCGGGTGAATGCCTCTGCCGGCTGGGAGGTCGGCATGTCGCAAGCCTCCGAGGGGTACGAATACCGCTGGTGCTACGGCACCTTTGGAACGTCAAACAACCGGCTGCGGCTCGACAGCAGCGGCAACCTGATCCAGCGGCTGCAAGGCACGGTTCCGACGCTGAACAACCAAGATGCCGTGCTGACCTTCCCGAACAACAGCACCGTGCGCCTGTCGTTCAAAGGCACAGACGGAACCACCCGTTCAATTGACTTTGCACTGGCCTGACCATGATCGAAACACTCGGCACCATCCTCGCAGCCCTGTCGGCCATCATCGCAGTGGGCGTGTTGATCGCCTGCTATGTGGCCTGGCGCAGTCAGCGGCGAATGGAAGATCAAGCGGCAGAGATGGCAGAGGAAGCGGATCAGCAGAAAAGCGGCGGCGGAGGCGGGCCTAAGCCCATCCGGTGACATGTGGGGAAGCAACCAGACTTCAGCGATTCGGAGCGCGCCAGATTGCAGGCGCTGGCCGAAGAACAATCGCATATGGAATGGCTCAAGGCGCGGCGAAAATCACGCATTGAAGCCGTCAGAGGGTGGGTCACATGGATAACCGCCGCATGGATGCTCAAGGATTTGCTGTGGCGCGACGCGGGCGAATGGTTGAAGGCTCTATGGAAATAGCCCGCGCACTCAATCATGCGGTGATTGCGACGGAGTGGGTGGCGCGTGTGATCCTGCTTCTAGCTGGAATGCTGGTGATCTACTACGCAGCAGACCGTGCGCCACCGTTCGTGCTGCATGAATCGAACCCGGCTCAAGGCTATGCCGGTGACTATGTGACGATCACGGCAAGGGTTACCAGAGACACTGACCGCAAGTGCAACACCGAGTTCTCGCGGTATGTGTACGACAGTCGCGGCACGCGCTTTGACCTGGGACGTTCTCAGGCATCAGCCGAAGCAATCGCCAGCATGGAGCGCAGAAGCCCGGGGGTTCTGGCGGTGGCGTTTGTCGTCCCGCCTGCTGCGAAGCCTGGGCCGGCAATCATGCAAACCGTGCTTCAGTACAAGTGCAACAGAGTCCACGCCCTTGGATGGCCGATAGAAACCACCGTAGAGATGC